CCAATGATGCGGATATTGAATCCTTTCTGGGGGGTATTGATGAAATGAAAGCAAAGAAAATGCTTGATGAGTTTTTCCAAGAGTCTGAAGTGGATTTAACACGTTGGGCTCTGATGGCTAAGGGAAAAATTAAACCAAGCATGGAATTTGGAGCTGCTGAACGAGTTGATCATTCACAGACAATATTGCATCTTTTTGATTCGAGTACCAATGCGATGTATTCGTCGATGATGCGGCGTTTCAAGAAATGTGTGGATGAGTGCATGCGTCCTGAAATTTGCTTGAATGCTCAAGAAAGTGACGAGGATCATGAAACTTGGTACAATTCATTGGATTCCTATCGTGCTCAGTTTCCGCAGACTTATTCGTATGCTGTCGACATTCGCTGCTATGATAGGTCGCAGGAGCATCCCGCATTGCGGTTTGAACTGGAATTTTATAGACGTCATGGGTTAAGTCGAGAACGTCTAGCTATTTGGGAACGAACTCACGGGGTGAAGAAGGCAGTGTCTATGATGTTGGGTGTAGTACTCATGATTGTCCTGGCTGGAATCAGTGGAATTTTCAAGACCTTATTCCGCAATGGGGTTGTACAGCTGGGGGCGCTTGTTGAGTCTACAGGCATGGAGCGACAAGATGTCGTAATGATGGATATTAAAGGCGATGATTTGGATGCTGAATTTTCTCGACCAATGGCAGTTGAACGGTCGGTGGAAAGGATGAGCCTGACCTTCAATCTCAGTGCAAAATTTGAGACGGTTGAAATCAGGTACATGTGTAAAGCATTTCGGCTAAAAATCATGGGTCGCTGGTATTTTATTGCGGATCCCATTCCACGATTATTGTCACTGTGCACCCCTTTGTGGGTAGGCAATCACAATGATTCTTTGGAGGAACGTTGGAAATCATTGGTGGCTGACTTGCGTCACTATGATAATTGGTTGCTTGTTGAAGCCGCGGCGGAAGCGGCACAAGTAAAACATGGGCTTCCAATTGTGCCCTTGGGCATAGCGCAAGGTCTCAGTTGCTTTAAAGCAGATTTTAAGAAGTATGATGCTTTCTTCTTACCTGCTGAACGTGTGGATTGATTTTTTTAGTTTACAGTTGCTACCTCAACTGGAAAAAAGTTTCAATTGCTTCCTCAATTGTTTAGCTTAGTTTTTTCACGATTTCTTATAGTTTTCCTTTGGTTTTTTCTATAGTCATTCGTTTAGTGATTCCGTAGGGAATCTAGGTATTTTCCGAATTGGGTTTATAAGAGTT